GTTTTCCAAGCGCCTGTTGAGCTGTGACCAGATAGCACCCATGCCTCCTCCGATGACTGCCATGAGAGGAGCCCATAGGTGCTGCAGTATCCAGGTGGTGGCACTTGTTATTTCTGGATCTGGAGGCTGTGGCATTCCTATGCAGGCTCCTAAAAATGGATGTTGTTACAAACGGTCCAATTGTTCATCGGTGCTAGAGCGTCCCGTATTCAGTCAATATCCAAGCTCCGTCTACGGCTACCCCGGACTGAGTGATGATGGAGTCGAAGTACTTTTGCATGTTATGCGATCACAGTGCGGAGAGCATCAGGTTTTCAGAACATCCGGCATAACGGCCTTCAATTCTTCCGGAGTCGTTGCAGCATCAATCATCGGGTCCGCAGTAACATCTCTTAATGCTTGCTTGTTTTTCGCTATCTGAGCCTTCATAGCAACGTCGCTCGATTCGTCCGCGCGCTGATAGGCAACATCCAAGGCGGCAAGCATTGGTGCCCTGATACTGCGCAAATGATCCCGCTGGATCTCTCGCGCCTTTGTCATATCGACATTGACCGACGTTCCGCCATGTGCCCACGCATCGCGGAAGGTGCGATCTGTGGGAATGTCCGCCTCCTCTACCCACTGAGGATCAATTGCATCGGCAGGAAGCTTTGCCCAAGCACGCTTTTCTATCTCGTCGTCGCTGAGAGTTTCAGGATTCGGATAGCTATTGCGCACAGGATGCACAACCGAAAGGCCACCATCTGAACGCGAAAAAATGATCTTCCTCATCACTGATCTCCGTAGACCGCAGCGTGATGCCCGACCGCCGGATCGGTTAACGTGGCGTCGGATGCCCTGATTGTTTGAAAGCGAGACGTTCCGGCGGCGAAATTAGTGGAGAGCAGCTGCGCGATGATAATCGTCGCCAACGATCCCGGCGTGATGTCGCCTTGCGCGCCGCCGACGCAGCAATAGGACGCCGAGGAAAAGTCCGTGGCCCATGTCCAGGTGATGTCTCCCGTGCCGACGTCGGTGACGCTGGTCAGGTTATAGCTCGCCGCAACGGCGCCCGCTGTGTTCGCCTTTCCCCATCCCTTTGCTGCGCTCGGGTGGAACTGCTGACGGCCAGGCGTAACTATAGTTGCGACACTGGTGGCAGTTTCCTGATCTGTCTGCGTAGCGACTGCAGTTCCTGATACACCCGTGTTGATGGTCGGGCTAGTAAGAGTCTTATTCGTTAGCGTGTCAGTAGTATCCCTACCAACCAAAGTATCGCTTGAATCCTGTAATGTATAAGTTCTAGTTGTACCCGTAGTAATTTCAGAAGCATCAAATGCAGCCTTTTTTGTCGTATCTGTTCCATCCGTCAGCGTTGCTTTCCCGGTCCCTTTTGGACTGATCTGTATGGAGATATTGGTATCTCCTCCGGTAGCCGCTAGTATTGGTGCATCACCTGTCGCCGCATTGGTCAGCGTAACTTCATTAACAGCACTGGCCGTCTTGGTGAATTTAAGGAACTCATTACCGCTGGTGTCTCTCAGATCGGTAAGGCCTCTAATGAAGCTCGACAGGTAAAGCTCCGCCCATTCCAAAGCCGCAGAGCCAAGATCATACGAAGCATCGGCATTAGGCTTGAAGTCCGCTGTAGGTCGATTCTCACCGTTCTTAGCCAGACATGCGTTAATGCCAGTCGCCAAGTCCTGATCGTGCGTGTCGTGTTCATCCGAGACAATATCGCTCCCGGCAGCTTCTGCATCCTGCCAAGTCGTCGCCCCGGTCTGAGTCCCGTTGGTACGCGAAAATGCTCCGTTTCCATCCCAGGCCATTAGAAAGACCCCCTTCCAGATTCAAACATATATTGCGTGGAAAACCAGTCTACCGAGCGGGTAGAAGTCAGAACCTCGATCCTGCAAGATGCGTTGTAACCAATGCCTTCAGCAGACAGCCAGTTTTCATTTGTCGCTTCGGTATCGGCCCACGGAGACCCCCAAGGCGATCCCCACGGAGTAGAAATCGCAGTCGGTGAAGAGTCTGTTTTAGCGACTCTAATAGCCTTGAAATCCACTCCAATACCGGCGTTGAAAGACAGCGACCCACTGACCTGTAAAAGAGGCTTCACCGCAGTAAAGCGTTTCTGGCTCGCTCTAGAACCCAGATACGTCCACGCCGTTTGAGCCGTGCCTGAAATAGCGGCTCCACTATCAGCTTTACTATCGTCGGCTTTGTAGATGACCCCAGACCCGCCGAAATACAGCCTGTCGTTGAACATCCCCCAACAGTGAGCATTCATGCCGTGAAACTTCGTCCACGCTCCTGTCTCAGTGTTTACAACGTGCTGGTCGAATGTGTTACTTGAAACAGGAACATTCACCAAGGCATAGTTACCCAAAGGGTAGTGGACAATCTGCCATCCGAAATTACCGGAGTACAGAGAAGTCGCACTCAAGACCGCTTTTCTGATCTTGTCGGAAATAGCCTGTTTAGGACTCGCTCTTGCACTGTCCAATACCTTCGACATCGGAAGATATCCGTCTACCGTAGCGACAATGAGATCAGAGCCGATCTTCGTTACAGCCCTGATCCCAAGCGGAGCGCCGATCTTGAAAATTCCTACCAAAGCCCACGCATTGGAATCTCCTGGATTATCTCCGGCGTAAATCACTACATCACCTGAAGACAGGACGAACGCCGCTAAGTCGTCAGGCCCGCTACCGCCGTCCCGAGTCCAGGTTCCCATTGCAATCAGGTTCCCGCCCGTTCCTGCTACTCTACCGAGGGGAAACTTTGAAAGACTCCCACCAAGAGCGTTGACCGCCGAATACCAGAAGTCTTGAGTGCCTGAATCCCAGAAGTAAGACCTTCCCTTGAAGATATTAATCCCGTCAAGGTTGGAAGCTGTCAGGCCAGTCCCGGAAATCGTCATCGCGGCCAGACTTGTACCGTCGAAGTACTGAGGATCATCCGACCCGTTTACATACCCGACCCTCGCACCGCCTGAGCTATCGTCGAATTGCGCCCATTGCCAGCGATCGGATGCAAATCCCGAACCAAGGGATGAAGCTGCAGAGGCAGAGGTAGCATTCCAGATATTCCCGTTCGCTGCTGCGATAAGCTTTCTCGTACTCCCAGCGTTGAATTCGGAAATCATCTCCACCGACCCGCTCATGCCAGTAGCGTGCGAGGTACTGCCTTTTCTGAGAGATACTTGACCCTGCCCCGGAAACCAGTTGGTAAGAATGACGGCTTCGTTCTCTGCCATCTCGTCCAGAGAGTCGCTGGCATTCCACCCCCCGACAGGAGCAGGAACGGAACGTACTACGTTCTTCTGGCCCCTGTAGGGCGTTCTCTGAGCCTGCAATGCAGAAGACAGTCTCACCCAAAACCCCCCTCAGGGATATTCAACCTGGCAAGAGGAATGTTCTGAGGCCCGCCCATGTCTAGCATGGGCGCTCCACCGTCTTCAGCAAAAGCCCGGTCGATCTGGATTTCTGCCTCTCTCTTTTCCTCGGCGTAGGCAAAGCCTTTACGGCTCAACATTCTCCAGATCACATCCAGCTCGATCAGCTCGTAAGGGATGATTGCAAGATCGGTATCAATGGCAAAAGCCGCTTTCCCGTTTGCATTGGTCGAATCCTTGACCCATTGATCACTGGCATATTCAAACACCATATCCACAGCACTTGAAGGAGTGGGATCAAGATAGAATTTCTTGACCCTGGTATCCGGTTTGATCCTGAATCTCGACCTCGCACTGGCAGAAGCTACTAGACCTGACTTGAAGACTTGCCACTGCCTAGCATTCAAAGGTCCGCGAAGCCTCCAGAAAGAAGAACGATCCCAAATCGACCCATCTAACAATCTCTCAAAATCATCAGGAAGTGCGTAAGCCGCCGTACTCGCTACGGTGGTAAAGGTGTATTCCTTTTGCAGCACAACCCAATTCTTCTTGGCAAGAATCCGCCCCGCACGATTAATCATCCGGTAGAGCTGGGTAGCGGTTCTGTCTGTCGAAGCAGCGAGCGTCGAGGGCGAAGGAAGCCCAAGTTCCTGGGCAACCGCCTGCGCGATGCCTAGCAAAGAACCGTCGATTGTCACGGCGTGACCCCCTTACGTCTGGTGTACTTACGCTTAACCCTGACCTCGGGCGGCTTTTCAAGAGCTTCCATCCTGGATTGCATTTGGGCAACCATCTCTCTCAGTTGCTCATTCTCAGCCTTTGCTTTTTCGATCTGCTCCTGAAGTCCCGCTTCTTTGGTGCTCGACCCTGAAACCCATTGTTTGGCCCTGTTGACAAGCTCTCTTGCCCCCATGCCAATGGCTTGCAGGGTGTTCTCGTCGGAGATGTTAGACAGATCCTCGATTGTCCTGATGTTGATGGATTTAAGGTGCATCGCAAGCGAAGGCCCGAGGTTCGGAAGCATCTCTACCGGCGTCCCAATGACCGGAGCGGGCTTCTTGGACTGAAACTGCATGTAGGCAATCGGGAACCTCTGCTTATGCTCTTCCTTCACAGGATGCACAGCGACTTGTTTATCCTGACCCTTAACCTTGATCTCGACATACTCCCGGTCTTCGTAAACAGGCCTCCCGGCTTGTTTGGATCGCAGACCCAATAACTTGGGTTTGACGAAGAATCTGACGATCAACGCGCTGTCGTCTTCTCCGTTTTTTCTGATATAGCTTTGGACGAAACTCTCGTCAGTGGTGGCGTCAAGCTGCACGTTTAATCTCCTGTAGATGTTGAGCTACCCACGGAAGCAATCCATCTCCGTGTACCTTTATCTCAGAACCTCCCATCGTCAGCCTTTTGGCGAACTCCTGGAAATCTACCACTTGCCTAGCCATCCACTTTGCGCACTTGAATTTCCTTCCGGCAGTCATAAGACTTAACACGTCTTCACCGTCATTCATAGACTGCTCGTAGGCGTGGTTTTCGTCTCCACGGTAGGACGAATCGAAGCCGAAAAGATGAAGCTTTCTGAACCCCCAGATATGAGTCAGGCACATCGTTTTAATACCTACCGTATTCCCACCACCTATCAGGTTGATCGGAATATCAGGGTATTCGTCTGCAATGTCTTCGCCTCCAGGAATCCATGCAACCCATTGGACGACTTCAAAGCCTTCGAGGGCCTCAAAGACGGAAGGGTGACACTGAGCCGCCATGAGGTAACAGACCCTCTTATGAGGCTTTTGCACGAAGGCGACATTCTCGGGTTTAGCATCCAAAATAACGTGAAACTCAGGGATGATCCCTCTTTCTATCAGCCAGTCGTGAACGCCGTTAAGAGCGAAAATAGTCGCTCCTCGGTCGTGCATTTTCCTGATCGTCGGGAGACTTTCTTTGAGCGAAGGCCCGCCGCCTACAATCAAAGCCTTCCCGTCATGGGGATTCATTCCTACGAACATCTTGACATCGCGTTTCAGGTTCTCCCTGATATGCTCTGCCATGACGCTTATAGGCGTATTAAGCTGCTGCATTTTGTGCCCAGATCCATGAAACATGACCTAGCATCCCTGCGCTTCTGACATGGATTTCACAGTCGTCATTAGCTAGTTCAGTAACCAGCTTTTGGAAATCCTCGACCTGAGCAACCATCCAAAGGGCGCATTTGAACCTTCTTCCTCCTGCTATGGCGTAAGTCACCCTGTCCTGATCGTTGAGACCTTGAGGGTACACATGCCTTGAGTCTTCGTAGGAAGAATCCATCCCGTAGACGTAAATTCTCCGATACCCGAGACAGTAAGCTATACCCATAGCGGCTAAACCTACCGTAGTCCCGGAAGAGATCAAGTTCACCGGCTTTTCATTGTCAGGGATGCTTTGCAGAATGTCCCTGGTGTTCATGTGAACCAAGGTCACTGAATTAACCTTCTCAAAGACTTCTGGCGCGCATTGAGAGGCCAGAAAATAATGCTTCGCCGGGTATTTAAGAAACGACACGTTCTCGGGTCGAGCATCTATGATGATATGGTCATCTGCCTCTATCCCGTTGTCTTTGAGATAGGCATGTGACCCGTTCGTAGCAAAGATCCTGGTGCCGGACTTTTGCAAGGCCCTCAATTCTTCAAGCATCCGCTTTAAGGAGGGTCCACCCCCCACCACGGCTACACTTCCAGTATTGGGTTGCTCCAGTCTTAACCACGGAATATCAAGCTTGCAAGACTCAGAGACGTTCTTTGAAGCCACCGTGTTAGAAGTGTTCGCAACGACCTCCAGATCGGCTCTTACCGCTCCACCGACCCTCCAGGCCATGTCTACCCATTCCACACGGTTAGCCTCCTCATGGGGCCTTGGGAGACCGTGGAAGCAAATCACCTTCGAGCCTTTAGGCGGTAGTGGATGGCAACTTACCTTGTAGGAAACGAAGCTCTTGGGAAAGAGCTTTTGCAGCTTGTCCGCTTTTTTGGCAAATCGGCCCTGGTCTAGCTGATTCAGCCACCACAGATCCCCCATAGGGTTTCTGGGTTTACCAGCTACCACCCATTCCTCCCAGATCCCCGAGGTGTAGTCTCCGGCCTCCCACAGCATCACCGCAGGCCCAATCCTGTCTGGATAGAAGAAGTCTTGAAGGGTCGCAAACTGGCCTTTGTAGGAAACGACCTCTTCCAGAGACCCCATAATCAGCGTATCGAGATCGAAGAAAACGACCCTTTCGCCGTCCGCAAAAAGCCCTCGCTTGAATAGGTACAGCTTCCCGTACCATCGCTCAAGGTCAGGAGGTAGGTCTATCGTCTCGATGTGTTCGTGAAGTCCTTTGGGGTCGTCGGTCAGACAAACGAACCTGAAAGCCCAGCCTCCAGGCATGTTGCGCTTGACCATATCGAAAAGCGTATTGACGTACTCAACACCGCGCCCGCAGTAATTGTTGGATTGGACACAGCAGAAGGTCACTTTCTTTTGATTTTTACGCTCGCATACCCATCTGTCATAAATTGCTTTATCGGATTCTGCCTCTGGTTTTTTATAAGTCTCGTCCATCTTTGCCATGCCATTACTAAAATGCCAATGCTCAACACGCACATCAGGAAGATAACGCAGAGCGTTTTTCTCTCTGGCAATTTCGGTTATCACGTTATCTCCATATATCCGAACCAGGCCGGGAAGAATGATCCAGCCCAATTCACGAGCAAAATCTCCTCCTAGAACACATGCTGATGCTTGTGCCTCATCAACAATTCCATCTGCGCAATATGAAACAAAATTGCTTCCTGCGGCAGAAATGAGGGCGGAATCCCATCCTCTAGTTACCGGAACATGGTCATCCGTTATCATCCCGTACCACGACTCATTTGGATGTGAACTGAAAGCCCTGTTAATTACCGCTCCTAATCCAATAGGCTCCGCAATGTACCTGGTCCACCCATCGGGCAATTTTATTTTCATGTACTCTTCAATTGTAGGGTCATCGGAATCAATGCACACAACCCCAACAGATTTAGCGCCCGTTTTTATGAAATAGTCGAAAAACCGACGCAAGTTTTGCGGTCTTTTTCGTGTCGGCAAAATCCACATTTATTTCTTTCCTTCCTGGAAATACCACGCAGCAGCCACCGCAAGCAAGTAAATGCCTAAAATCAGTAGAACAGAGGTGTTTCCATCGAGCATCTTAAAAAGCCCTCTCTTGCGAAAGGGCTAAAAAGATACTCTAGCTCGCCGCAGACCCGTGAGTATGCGGACGGTCGATTGCCACCACAACAGTAGAAGTCGTGGTAACAACCGTGGTCAGATTAGCACTCATTGCTCCGAGGATTTGCTGACCCACGGACGCCAGAACTTTGATTCGCCCAGGCGTCCCATCTGCCGCGAGATACACCGGCACTCCGGGACTGACAGCAACTGTGGTCTTTTTGATGACCGCCAGACCGCTGATCTGATACCAGCCGTGTTCAGAGGCTACACAAGCGGACATCGCCACAGCAACCGGAACGCCCTTGTTCTTGGCGTTCGTTACCGTAGTCAAAGCCGTCTGCCAGGTCGTGGTGTTGTACTTCACCACAGACCCCACCACCGTGCTAGCAACCCCCAGAAGGCGGATGAATTCACCTTCCCCGTAAGTGGGGTCCACGGCCCGAACAATCGTTCCAAGGGGAACCCGAGCACTCGTCACCACGGTGGAACCAACGGTTTCCACGGTAACAGGGGCTTCGTGATTCGTGATCGCCGGAACTCCAGCTTGGGGATTCGTCAGGATATAGGCCATAACGCCTCCTTACGCTTTCAACGTGCCCTGCAGCGAGAAATTGCTGCAAGTCAGGTTGCCGGCGAACGTGATCAGTTGAACGATCGCGTCCTGGTTGAGGGATTGCACACGGTCAAGCGGCGTGAAATTGCGCTTGGCTGCGTACCTGAAGAACATGTAGTCCGTGTTGATGAAGTACATCTGCGAAGCAGGCATGTTGCTCGCATCTTCATACACCACGTCCGCGCTGCCGAAGGCCACCGACTGGAAGCCCGCCACGCCACGCTTGGGATCGTTGATCCGCTGAATGGCTTGAAGACTTGCCCAGTACAGCCCGTAGTACACGGAATCTGCCAGGATAAGGTCGGGCTTGTCCGAACCACGAGTACACCGCAGGTACAGAGTGTTCATGTACTGCTGAATGTTCGCAGAAGTCGCAGCCGTGCCTCCGTCAGTGCTCGCGTCATAGACCTGGTTCGCGGCGAAGGTATAGGTTGCCCTGTCCACACCGCCAACGGTCCCGGAACTCGGATCGTCGGCGATCAGAAGGCCAAGCCCTCCGATTTGCTTACCGCTCGATCCCGTTCCGTCCGAGATACACCCGACGTTGATGTTGTTTCGCATGGTTCTCTGCGCGTTCTTGATGCGCGATTCAAAGAGATCCAGCACCTGTGCTCTACCGACGTTTTGCACGTCCATTTCCAGACCGGAAGCAGAGACCGAAGAGGCCGACTGCTTCCAGTTGTACTCGAACGCGCTAATAACGTCTGGGGGCGAAATGTTGATCTGCTCGTAGCCGGAGTACCACTGGAAGTTTCCTTCCGCGTAGTCCACCTCTTGCACGATTGTGCGACCTTGAGCCGACTTCCACGCCCCCTTTTCCTTCAACCTCATCGTGAGCGCGTTTCCCTTGGATACGTTATCCGAAGTACTTCCGCTCCTGTCCCGGAGAGTGGATGTGACGATCTCCGAGATGTTCGGGCTAGCCATTTAAGGCCTCCTGTTCATACGCGGCCCTCTTGAGCATCCCATGCTTTTTCAAGCGAGGCGCGTAACGATTGGGATTCCGCTGAAACTGCTCCAGCGGCACCTTCACCCTTCACATCGAAGCCGGCTTGTTTCGCTTCGGCCGCTTTCTTTTTACGCTCCGCCTCGTCCTTCGCCCGGCGCTCGGCTTCCTGGGCTGCAAGCACCTTCTGGCGAACTTGAGGATTGGCGTGAATGGCCCGGTCATAGGCGTCCTGCAGGTTTTCCGCAATCCCCGCCTTCAACATCTTTGCCACGTCCTGGGCAACGTCGTCGAAGTGAACGTGTAACGGCTTTCCTTGGGCGTCTTTCTGATCGGCGAATTGCTCTACCTGCGATAGATTGGCGTTTAACTGCTCTTTTTCCTGCCTTTGAAGCGTCTCCTGGATGATCCGTTCCTGTCGTTGAACAGACTCCTGAAGCTTTGCGAATTGGGGGGGTAAAGTCTGTTCACCTGTCCCCTGTACGACCTGGTTAAGGTCGATTCCGTATTGCTGCGCAAGCCATCCGATAGCCTCTTGAGGGCTGCGCTGCAAGTAGGTGTGAGCGGCGACTAACTGCTTGATCGCGCCCATTTCGTCTATACCGTCCAGAGCCATCTTTTCCCTGAAAGGTGCGAAAACTTCGTCCAGACCCTCCTTAAGTCGCCTCATCGGAGCGACTTCCTGGGTCTTTCTCGTGTAGTCGGCCTCCATAGCCTTATGACGGTTCAAAAGCCACGTCTGAACCTCTTTAGGCTGTTTGCCGAACAACTCCCGGTCATTGGCAGGCCAGTGTTGGGGAGCCTCCAGGGCTTGTTCTGTGGCTTCCTGAGCCTCTTTGGGAGTTTCTGTGGTCTCGGTAGCCTTAACATCCTCTGAGGCGGTCTCAGCGCCTTCCTTGTCCATTTCGGCAGGCTCTTTTTCCTTCCGGGCAGAGGCAAGGGTCTTAGCAGCCGCGCTTACATCCGGCTCGGCTTCTACAGAAGCCTTCTCAGAATCGTCATAGTGTTTTTCCAGCGACGAACGCAGCGTGTCTTCGCCGGCTGAGCCTTGGTCTAGGCTGCCTTCTTCTTTTTCCATATCATCCTCTACAGGGTGGCTTCGTGGTTAATGTCATTGAATACAAAGCTTTCTTCCTTCAGCTTCTCCTTCTTCGTCGCCTCTGCCTGCTCTTTCGTAGGCGGGGCCATACTTTTGTCGTTTCCGACCTCCTCATAACCGTTTCGCCTTAGAAAAGCCTCATGTTCAGACTTTGAGCGAATGAGCGGCCTTTTCCCGGTCTCTTTATCCACCGCCACAGCTCGGTAAGGATTAAAGACCGAAACCATCGTCGGCTTGATCACCCGTTCCATCTTCCTGTTGTGGCATTCCGGAGCGTCATTGCGCTCGGCAATAGTTTTGAAGGCTTCCTGCTCTTCAAGACAGAAAGGACAGCGGTAGACGTAAGTCGGCATAGTGTTATGCTATCACCGTGTTAGAGCCGATAGGCACAAGAATACAACTGTCTTTGAGGGCTGCGACGATCTTCTGGCCTCTCGCGCTGATCCTTGTTTTCAGCCTCGGCGGGTCGTCAGATTTACTGATGAAGTCTGATTCAGCACCGTTGATCTTCATCGCATACATGGCCTTTGGAATCTCGTTGGCTCTTTTACCTGTCAGCTTGATATTTCCGCTCGGGTTTCTCGTTGTCCCAAAAGAAACCATGCTAGACGGGATAAGAAGCTTCTTCATTGTGCGTTCCTCTGCCTCTCAGTACCCAGCGAGAAAAAGCTAGGGCCTCGGAGCATGTTGGAAGCCTTCCTGACTGTGGCTGCAGTGCCCTCTCTGGCAGCTTTTTCAGCCTGCCCGGAAATCGTCGCTTCTGGAACCATCGCAGCCTTGGCAGCCGCTTCCTGTTCGATCTGCTGCGCCCCGATCTGCCCCATCCTTCCCATGCCTCTAAGAACCATCCCAGACCTTCCAGGGAGGTAGGCAAGCATCTTGTCGATCATGTTCCACATGGCGCTAGAGGTATTCGAGGTATTGACCACATCGGCCATCGGAATACGCCACTCCGCGACCTTGGAAAGACGGTCCAGCTTCGCAAGCTCCTCAGGTGTGAATAAGACCTTCAGCTTTTCCTCACCTAAACTATCCACAGCCTTTTTGAACTGAGCGCCGGAAAATAGCACGTTGTCCAACTCATCCTTAGCCGCCCTTCTGGTGGCCCTTTGGAACACGTCTTCAAGGGTCTGGGATCTCAACTCATTCCATGCCCCAGGAGCCGGACCTTTACCGAGATAGTCTTTAAGCTGCGTAAGGTCGTCTATTCCGCCCTTCCTCACGAACTTATCGTAGATGTCCTCAGGTCTCACCTTGCCGTCCAGAATCGCTCTGACTGCAGGTATATCCTTCTGCTTAAAGGACGCAGCAGCGGCCTTCCTGGCCTCGATTAGAGCCTTTGAAGCACTCGCTCCTTCATCCGGGGCAGAGATCAAAGCTTCATTGAGCGAGTCTTTAAGCTCCCTCAAAGCCTTGGAAGCAGGCCCAAACCCAGGGTTGTTGTTGTTGATCAGCCGGTTCAACTTATCCGCTTCGTTGACCGTGAGTAGCTTCGTTCGCGTGCCTCCAAGAAAGCCAAATTCCTTGAGCCTTGAAAGAACCGGGGACGGGATGTTTTCCGTGCCAATCTCATCAGCAACCGTCCCAAGCCGGTCGGCAATAGCTTTATCCGGGATCGCCGCATCGGCCCCACCCGAATTTCTGTATGCCTTGTACAGATTGGATACTGCCGAGTCTTTCGTAGCCTCAGAAGTCTTGACTGCATCCGAGACAAGATTCCCGGCTTGATACTCATTGGGGGCCATGCCTCCGGTCTGGGTCTTGATGTCCTGAAAATTCTTGAGAAGACCAGCATTCTGCTTGGCAAAGCGAGACCTCAACTCCGTCCCGACCACGTTGATCTTTTTCAGTTCCTGCTCGGTCTGCTGTTGGGCGAAGTCTCTTGTTACCTGCCCTAATGTCGCGGGTTCTCCGGTCACATCATGGATCATCGCGGCTCGAATCTGCTGCTCTGGAGTTAAAGCCTTTGCTTCCTTGGTTGCGCTCGAAGCAGCTTTCTGCAATGCCCTGATAGCATCATCGTGCAAGTCATCCACCGTAATACCGAGCTTTTTCATGGCCTCGGCACCGGCTTGAGTAAAAGTCCCGTCCGCATTCATCACAGCGTTGGGATTGATTGCTTTGCCTTCAATCGCAGCAGTACCACGTCTGGCTAAAGCCATTCCAGGACGAACGACTTTGTTACCGATGAAATTACCAAGCTTCTGAAGACCAAACCCAGCTAGCGGAGCCGTCACCGCACCGATTCCCGTTTGAACAGCTTTCTGAGTCAGAAAGTTCCCATCTCCTGTTACCGGCATCGCTGCTGCTGCAGCACCGCCTTGAGCGGCCATCGAAGCGCCCCTAGCAAGCACCCCAGGAGCTGCACCACCAGGAATAAGCATTACCGGAGCCGTAGCGGCTACGTTTCCACCTAGTCTCATCCAGTCGAACTTGGGCTTTTCTCCTGGTTGAAGCCCGATAGACCTTCCTTTCTCGTATTGGGCGTTTTGCTCCTGAATGGTCTTGTCAATCGCAGCGGCGTCTTCTGGAGTACCGACAGCATGTTGATAGAGCTGTTTAACACCTTGCACAACGTCTTCAGCCCCTCTACCGAACCGCTCCAAGGCCGTGGGCTTCATCGCCTCGATAGCACCTTGGTCTATAGCATCTGGCGTAGAGGGAGTAGAAGCTTGCTTGATCGCCATTGCCAAAGCCCTGGCATCCTCGACGTTACCCGCCGCGTTGGCTTTGATAAGCGCCTGCTTCATTTGATCGAGGCTAGCCATTATTGCGTGTACTTATTCACCAAATCGTCAATACTGGGCACAGATTGAACAGCAGGCATTTCCGGGATCTGAATCTCCTGCTTCGGAGCCCCAATTTGCTTGAAGTACCGATCAAGTTCACCGGAGCGGACACGCTTGTTCCACTTCTCTGCGGCCCGAGCAGCTACGGCTCTCCTGATCTCCGTCATCTTGATTAGCGTATCCTTGTTTACGTCGATTGTTCCCGTAAACACCTTACGCAAGAAATCCCGTTCAGCAGGAGTGTCCATGCCACGAGCCCCGATACCCAACTCCTGAATCATCGGGAATACGTCGGAACCAAGCATGGCATCCAGCAATTGAGTGTCGGATACCTGCCGTCCTGCGTTCTTCTCGCCCATAAAGAACTGCTGCGCACGTTTTATATTCAAAATCACGTTAGCGCCAGGGCCTGTAATAGCGTCCGAAGTCCTCAACTGCTTTATGAGGTTGTCGAGCTTCGCTACGTTATCCGGCGCTTTCTCAGCAGCCTTGTATTGAGCAATATCGTTTTCAGCCGTCTTGCTTCCCAAAGCTTTAGCATAGGCAGTCTCGCCGGCAGTATTTACATCTATCCTGGATGCGCCAGCTTTCCTCTGAGCGAGTTGCCACTGCTCGAACGTCCCGGTATAACCCTGACCCTTGGCATACTCGTAAGCCTGCACAGAAGACGGAGCCGTTGCAGGTTTATCAGGGGCCGTAGCAACCTTCTCAGGCCCGCTCGATCCAGTCCTGTAGATCGAAGATCCAGGAGAAACCGTCGTGTATTTCTCCGGCGTCATGGCTTGAGCAACCATCATTTTCGCTGCATCCGCAGGGTCGCCAACCTGACCCATGAGCGTTAATGCAGCAGACTGTCTATCTTGGGGCGTGGGATTGAAAGCCGGTCCACCTGTCGGGTTAGTGTCCGTGGCCTCCATTCCCGGCCTTGGGGTCGTCGCCCGCTGGTAGTCCGAGATGGCTTTGGCAATATCAGACTTCCTCTTATCCGCCAGAGCCTGAGTAGCCTGATCCTGTTGCTGGTTGACCTTCGTCCCCGCGTAGGCTTCGCCAAGCTTCGCCAATCCCTGTAAAGGGGAAAACGGCACCGCGACCCCGGATACCATCTGGGTATTACCCAGAGGCTCTTGGGACTGCTTGATCAACGCATCGGCAATAGCCCTATGACGGGCGATCTTCTGGGCTTCCAGCGAGTAGGGATCGAGATTAGCCATATCAACTCATCCAGTTAAGCGCCGCCATACTTGGCGCAATGGCCTCACGCAAAGACTCTAGCCTGATCCTATGTTCCTCGGCTAAAACAGGATGGCGTATCTTCGTCCATAAAAAACGGTCTTTAGAGTGTTCCAGAAAAGCCGTGCAGTCATAGCAATCCAGAGATGAATGCTCAAGTGCATAATGTTCCGGAACGTCCATTTTTGTAGCTAGATACGCAAGCACTTCATCCTTTGTCCAGTTTTCTATCGGATGCCTGTAAACAATGCCGTCCACCACTTCTCCATTTCTACATGGAGCAACATGTGACTCATCTATCCTCTGCCCACGAATTAACTCCGTAACCCCTGCTTTCTTTGCAGCCTCATGCAGAGGCCGCGATATATTTTCGTAGCAGCATTGAAGATAACTCTGCACCACAATTCCTTGCGACTTAACGAATTGCCTACCGTATAGCGTGCTGTCTATCGGCACGATGTCAGAAGGAATCCCATTTATTGAGTTCTGCAAATCACGGTCACTGCGCACCTCTAAAAATTCGCTCTCCTTTCTTACCATTTCGATAATCGCTAGAGTTTCTGGATACGCTTTCCCAGTATTCACCCAAATAACAAGCGGCTTTTCTCTCCTGGTTAGGAACCAGCAAGCCATTGAGTCTTTGCCACCTGAGAATGCAAGAGCTTTCATCGTTAAAACGCTGTTATGGCCGCCGCACCGAGGCTGAACAATCCGCCAGCATTGGCGTTATTCCCAGCCACCCCAGCGTTATATCCGGCCAATTGACCCTGATATTGCGTGTTCTGACCGGCTTGGTTCGCTCCATAAGCTGGAGTGACATCCACCCCACCCCCAGCACTTCCCGGAGGGATAATCTGACCGCCCAAAGCCTGAGCGACTTCGTTAAGGTTCTGCTGCCGACTGCCTAATGCCTGGTTGAAACCCTGCTGTTCTGCTCCTGCCGCTGCTTGTCGATAGGCCTCATTCTGATTAACAGAAAACTGCCTCATCGCTTCGTTATAGGCATCCGAACCCTCGGGGATGCCTTGATTAACCAGCCTTTGCTGCTCCCGCTGTTGGTTCATCTGCCAGACCGGATCGAGCAAAGCCTTCTGAGCCTGGAAGGCTTGATTCGATACTGGATCTGAAGCCCCGTTGTATGACCAGTTGACCGGGATTCCCTCCAGACCTTTAGAAGCTCGACCGGCTAGAGACTGGGCGATCTGCTGCTTGGCATCCAGAAGACTCTGTTGTTCTGGAGATAGCGTCGTTGTGGCTTTGTACGACCCAGCTACATTCGGATCACCAGAATAGACGATGTTCCCATAAGGCGTGTATTGGCTCGGGGTAGCTTTAGCTTGAGCTTGAATTGCTACGCTCGGGTCTACCGGGGCGGGGGCGGCAGGAGGATTACTGCCTTTGTCGAAGCTGCAATACTTCTGCCGTTCGTAATCGCCTTTATAGCGAGCGAGTCTTTTTCTCATAGCCATTTGCATTCCTCTTTCAGCATTCCGAACACAACCGCATCAACGTGCTCGCCGAAAGTGTGCCTGCATAGGCCCTCTCCGACTGCGCCCAACTGGCGCATCATCTTGAGTGACTTAACGTTATCACTTTGAACCACGAAAGTCACCCTGCGAAGCTTCCACAACTCGAAAGGCTGGTAGAAGATCGCCTTCAGACTCGTGCGCGTCGCCCATTTCGCCGTACCATCCGTCGCTATCGTCAGCTCGCAGTTGCGAGGCGAGAAGCGCGAATAAACGACGACGAAGACTAGCGACCCGTCCCGGATACCACCCAGCCATCGCACTTGCGACGACTCCCATTTCATGCCCAGTCGGAGCGAGGCCCATAAAAGCAGCCGCGCGTCTTGCTGAGCGATGATGTGCATAATCAAGCGGCGAGTAGCAATAGCTCGACATCCTGCTCTTCCTCGTCAAATCTCTTTGCAATTTCAGCCATTCTAACTAACTCGGCCTTATATAAATCCATCAACTGCTTGACAGTTTTATTCTGTTTTACGAGTTGAGAAAAATCTGCCTTTATCACATTCGCCGTAGTACTCAGCGTAACCGGAGCAATAATCTGCTTAATCTCTGCTTTAATCTCTACCGGAGCATCATTGAAAGCATCAAACGCCCTTTCTAGAGCAATTCTTATTTCTTTTTCCTTTTTACCTTTCTTTGGCGCTTCCCCATACAACATGAACGGCGCACCACCGCCGCTTGCTGTTCTGACTGCAGCTTGAGCGGCCGGACCGCTTGCACTCATCGTCCCGAGCAACGCCTGCGTTTCTTCTCCTGTCAGAACAACTATGGCGGACGGCGCTAACGTCCCAACGCTTACCGTAGAACTCAGTCCAGATAGCGCAACAACTGTCCCGGAGCTGGCTGTTATCGTCCCGGCAGAAGACGTAGCCTCAAGGCCGCTCAAACCAACGCTAAACGATTGAGTAACCGATCCTTCGGATACTGAAACAGCCTGCCCGCTCATTGAAACAGAGGCAGATGGAGCAAGTGTTCCATCGCTTGCTGTGGACTCAATGCCTGTCAAGGCATATGACGAACTGGGAGCTAGTGTTCCCTTAGCTGAAGTCCCAGCCAAACCGCTTAGTGCCGACGACGACGAAGGCGCTAAGGTGCCTTTAGCAGACGTGTTCGACTGGCCGGTAAGGCTTACTGATGTTCCGCCGCCAGATGCCGGCCTGAGCGCCAGCAGGATGCCGATATTCGTGGCGTTGGCGGTGCTCGACGCCGTGGCCGTGGTCGTGCCTACGGCCCCTGCGGTCGCCTGATTGAAGTCCGCGAGGTACGCGTTCGCCCAACACGTCTCGCCCGCAACTGTAATATCTACTTGTTCCGCCCAACTTCCCGAGGGCGGAGAAACGGTTTGCGGGGAGTTGCTGTTTGAATCCCGACAGCCTACGAAAAGAATCTGACAGCCGTTCGTCGTCGGCGTGATGCTCGCGGCAGTGATGCTTGCGCCCGTTCCAGACCCGTTCGTGCCTGCCGCTACGTCGAAGGGCGTGGTGTTGTCAACGCCTGAATAGGCAACGCAGAATCCAGCGCTGTTCGCGCCTCCGGCTCCGCAGGAAAAGCTCGCTCCTTCGGTTCCGTCTGCGACCTTGTACCAAATCTGGAGCCGCTGATCGGAAACATTCGTGGCTGACTTGGAGGTGAATCCAGCCGGCCCAGTGCGCGTTTCAGCCGAGTCAGTACCGACTGCGAATACGATCAGGTCGCCGGATACGACCCCCGAGGGCTTGGAGATCGAGAGCGCAGACCCCGTATC